GATAAGGAACTATATTATGAATAAAATACAATTAATCAAAGCTGGCATACAGCAACTATCTCTAAAAGAACTTAATGAACTTTCTAGTTTTATTAATGATGTTAAGGTTATGAACGCTAAGGCTTCATTGTCTGTAGGACAAAAAGTCAATGTTGTTCAAAAGACTAAAAAGACTCCTGGTGTAATTACTAAAATTAATCAGAGTAAATGTCTTGTTGATATGCTTGGCAGAATTTATAGAGTGCCAATGTCAATGTTGGAGGCTGCATGATAGAAATAATGAAAGAAGTTTTAGCTGATAACCTCGTTGAGGTTATCTCTGAGATGAATCAAGAACAAAGAGATAAATTTGTAAAAGCTTTTGTCTCTAAATGGCCTGACCTTGCAGGTCAAATTTCTTTCAGTATTGATGCTAACTTACAAGATGTTGAGGTTAAAGACCCTGCATTAAAATTAGACCCTAATAAAAAGGCTTATATTGTTAGACAATCAGAGAGAGTATATACAAGTATTGGCATTGACAGGAGGTAATGAGTGTTAATTAAAATAGACGATAAAGTAAATGTAAACCAGTGCGAATATGGAAGAGAAGGTAAGATAACTGACATATCAATCGCAACAAAGACAGGTGACCCTGCTGGTGAGAATGGTGTACAGATACAAGAATACGATACTGAACTTGATTATGCAGGTTCAATCGGATATGTAACAGAGAACGGTGACCAATATTGGGCATACTTCTCACAAATTGTAAAGGATATATAATGACCGGTGAAGAAAGATTTATTACGGCAATACTAACTCAAGCAGTTGAGGATACCATGTACATGGGAAAAAGACCCAGGCATGTAAAACATAAGGAAGATGCAATTGACTGGATTCTCAATGAAGAAAGTGAAGACCATTGGTCGTTTCTTAACTATTGTAATATGCTTGTTTTAGACCCAGCTAAAATACAAAAGAAAGTTAAAGGATTTATCGACCCTAAATTAACTGATTCTCAAAAACTTATAATAAAAGAAAATATGAAGAAAGGAAGACAAGATGACAATACAGTACAAGTTTGATGAAAATAAAATTGTAAATGATGTAATGGATTATATTAATAAGACATATGAATCACATTATGCTCAAACTAAAAACTATCAGGCAACTGAAATTATTATTGACCAAGGTCATGGTACAGGATTCTGTATGGGTAATATCTTAAAGTATGCTCAAAGGTATGGCAAGAAACAAGGTCGTAATAAGGATGACTTGATGAAAGTTATTCATTATGCAATTATACAATTGTCGCAAGACCACTATAAATCTTCGAATGGTTTGACTAGTGATACTGAATTAAAGTCTGTAGCGTCTGAAAAATTTACCAAGTTTAAAAGTGTGATACTAGACGATTTATTGAATAAACAAGAAAATATAACTTATACATTTAATTGGAATAATACATGATTACTATAAAAGACTACATACGTGGATTTGTTTTTAGTATTTTATTTTTAGTTTTATATGTGATAGCATGGTTCATTAATAATCCTTGGTTACTTGGATTCTAATTGCTGTTAAAAATATTTAAGAAATTAACAACAAACTGGCGTAAAAGATTAGCTACGCTTTTAGGTTTGCTTATAGTACTACCTGTATCACCTACTATTTTTATTATAACTGTGTGGTGGAATACTTACGGAGTGTAGGTCAGTCTGGTAGACCGCTACGTTTGGGACGTAGATGTCGCAAGTTCGAATCTTGCCACTCCGACCAATACCTCAGCTAGCTTAGGTAGGTTTCTTCAAGGACGCACATGAGTACTTATAAGAACCAAGATTTAGAGATTACAATAACAGGAAGAGCGGTAACGATGGCGGGTTACGATGGACTGTAAATCCATTTCCTCTGGACTAGTAGGTTCGAATCCTACCTCTTCCACCAATTAAAGGAGTTTAACATGGCAAGAATACACCCAGGAAAACGTAAAGCAAATCCAAATCTTACTTGTAATGAGAAACCACGTATCAAAGGTTGGTCTAAAGCGAAACTAGAAGATGCGATTGAAAAGACAGGTAAGAATAAAGAGAAAGCAAGATATGCTAAAGAAATTAGTAGAAGATTCTCTTAAAAGGGAAAAACGAATCTCATAGCCGCCCGCTAAGCGGTCTTTGAAGCTGTTGCGATATCATAGTACCCCTATAAAACGGGAAAAAAAGAATTAGTTATTGACAGGTGCGTTTGCACGCCATTGATAACATGACCAGTATCTTGCTGTTGTCTTATCTTTTGCTGTATCACAATTATGTCTTGCACGAAAAGACTTTCTACGAGCAGGGTCATCTCGTTTGATAGATAGCCCTGTTGTATCACCAAAAGAAACTTTGATGATGTTACCTTTTTTGTTCTTTACATAAACATAGAACTTCTTACTACCACCTCGTATCGGGTCATTCAGTTTGACCTTCTTACCTTGATACTCTGCTTCGGTAATCTCTAAGTCTTTATAAGTTTCTTCGCAGAGACAATCTATAGATTCTACTTGTTTAAATGTTTTCATATAACTATTTATACACTTCCTGGTTCACGAGGATTTTTTTAAGATTTTTTCCATGGGCGAAAGGCCAGTTTCCTGACCTCCGTTTCACCCACATGGAGAACTTAACGTAATATCGAACCAATGGTTTTCGATATTCTGCTACGCTCAGAGGAGACTCGACTGTACGAAGACTTGTCTTTTGCAATACCCAATGCCATCGCTTGAATATTCTGTATAGCATTGTCTATCTCTAATTGTGTTGCTTTGGGGGATTCGTATTTCATTTTGTGTAAGCGTTGTGCTTCGTCATGCATCACAGAAATACGTTTTACAAAATCACTTATCTTGTGTAACATAATATATACCTACCTATGATAGTTGTTAAATAAATCGAGCTGTTGATATATTGGTCTCGACTGTTCTTCTTTTTTATTTTGCCTCTCCTCTCGTAGAGACATTGCTTGTAATCTATCCTTTATTTTTAATTTTTGTTTCTTGAGGTCGATGATTGTATCCGCTGTTTCATTCATCTTTCGTTCTAGATTCTCGATTTGTGTATCAAGATGTCTATGTTGAGCTGTTACTTTAGCTGCAACTCTGGCGTGTGTACCACTTGCCATATACTTCTCCTTTCAAAATATCCAAAAAAAAATTGAAGTACTTTTCCAAACGAGTATTGCTCAGTTTAGAGAGTACTCATTATTATTTAGTAGAAAAAGAAATAGTATATGAGACTAGATATAATTGTTATATCAGCAAGTATAGACCAGACTATGTATAATCTAAACATCCATTTGCTGATAGTTAATACTAGAGGGCTCTTCATCATTCTCTCCATGAATGAGCTCCTCTCTGTATACTGCTACCATTGTGTTACTCCTTTATAGTTGTTATCTAAACCGAAACAGATCCCTTATGTACGCAAACGGGTCTTAGCCGACAATCGACCCCCCTCTTAGTTGAGGTTGATTACGTTGCCGTTGATGTCTTGTTCGGCTGCGTTCATCTGATGTGTGTTCGTTGCACTCTCTGTCTTACTGTTACTTGTCTCTGTGATAGCGCCACCGACCTTGATGTTTAACGCTTGTGCTACATCTATGTTCATGTTCTTACCTGCCTTGAGGTTGACATCGCCCAGCTGGCTGATAAGATTGATGTCGCCATCTTGTACTTCTATCGTTACGTTTGCTTTTGCACCTACCTCTATGTTGTAGTTGTTGCCTGTCTCGGCCGTTGCATTGACTTTGACTCGGACGCCCTTGTCGAAGGTTGCCTTACTCTCCCCTTGTATATGTACATAGTCATCGGCCGTTACAATGTTATAGTTGTCCTTCTTGACTCGTGTAATCTTTGTGCCTTCGTTGTCTATCTCATAGCCTGTGCCTGATGCATGGCGTTCATGTATACGTTTGTTATCTATCGTGTCGTCATACTCACGAAGATGGCCGCCCTCTGTTTCATAGACGTGATTGTGTGGATACTTTGCTTTATATGATGTCTCAGGTTCGTCCCAGAAGCCGCCATCATCAGCCGCCAACACATCATCAACAATAGTCGTGGTGTCTACGTTGGCCACCCCTACTGCTATGTCTCTGTCTGCCTTACGTATGGTGAGTGAGGAATGAGGATTGTTTTCGTCATTCACGGCCAGTCTATTGACATCTGTCTCTGCATACTTCGGATAGTTGCTCTTCGGGTCATAGAATCCTTTAGAAGAAAAGGTACTCACGCCATCATAGGTCTCCATATGGTCGAGCCACTCTTTTCGAGGAACGCCAGGCAAAGTCCCTAGCAATATAGGCGTCTGAGCATCTTCGCCATCAGAAAAGAATCCCACCACCCAAGTGCCTTCTACCACACCAAGCGGAGTCTGCCCCACGCCTGAAACGGTGGCACTTGTAATAGGATTCATAGGGTGAGCCCATGGGAGGTCAGCGGTCGGTAGTTTACTCGTATCCTCTGTGTGTAACCCAAGACAACGAACTCTCACACGCCCTAAGTACTTCGGGTCGTTTCTATCTTCGACCACGCCCACAAACCATGTGAACCCGCTCTTTCCCATAAAATTTTTCTGCATATTCCTTTTTCTCCTGCCGATACCCTGCCGACTTTATACCATTGGCTTCCTGTTATTAACGAGCATTTAAATGGTCCCTAACAATAGGTCCCTTTCTATACTCTTTCTTATATTCATACATTCGTTTCCCCTTATATATCAAGGGTCCTACGCCTACGCTTTTTTACAGCATTTCTCGTCATACTGCGAAGCTACTACCACAACCACATGATGAAGAAGCAGATGGATTCTTTATTTGGAACTGTTCTGCCATCAAAGTCTTCGTATATTCTACAGTAGCACCATCTAGATATTGGTGTGATATAGCATCAACAAATACTTTNAGATTCGTNCCTTCTAAATCTAATATAATATCATCTTCTTCTATTTTATCGTCCCAACGAAAGCCATATTGAAAACCTGAACAACCACCCCCTTGTACATACATTCTTAATCCTTTTATGTCTTTATCAGCTTCGTATGTATATAGGTCTTTTATCTTGTCTATGGCGGTGGTGTGTATAGTTATCATTTTCGTTTCTTCTTGCCGAATATTCTATCCCAATTAGATTCGTATTCTTTTTCTGGGACCTTTCGAGGTCTTCTTTTATCGCCTTTACCATTCATATGGCTATTTATACTGAGTCCTTGAGAGTATTGGGGAGGAGACCTGCTGGGAAAAATCTTCTAGAGTCTGAGGGAATGAGAGGACTCTAAGAGTCTATCTTCTTATATTGTGTGTTTTCGTTGTTTGCTGTTCCAACGAAAGTTTGTATTGTACCACCATAATGTGCTTCTCGTACGGAGTCTTTCTTGACTTCTAACACCATCTTATAGTCTTGTTTCGTAACTCTGTGTCTTACTTTAGTGATAACATATCTTCCACTATATTGTGGGTCGTATGGTTTCTTGTCAGCGGTTAAACCCTCTGGTTCTACTGGTCGTACTCTAAAATCAATGATATTACCAGGTTGAATATACGTCTGCCCTTTGATTGTCATTTGAATAGTTGTTCCTGCTTCTACTTGCATTTTTTGAGCATTTCGTACACCCTCTAATCTGCCATCATCATCTACATCGGTGCCAAAACTACCTGTCTCGTCATTATGTAGAAATTGTGTTGTTGATTGTAGTGAGACCATGCTCTCTGCATAATCACTCACTCTATTGTTATCGAAATCAACTGGATTACCAAATACTGTAGGTTTTGTTGCACCTTTATTGCCATCTTCATGGTCAGCGTGTATTGTTTGATTAAACTCTCTATGATAGTTCCAATCAGTCTCTTTAAAGTCTTTAGCGAATAGATTATGACTAATTACTCTATGACCATACGTACCTAACGCCTGAGCGGCGGCTGTGTCATGGAAAGTGTTCACAAATTTGTATTCTTCGACTGATTTTAGGTCATGTATTTCTTTTGGCACTTCTTTGATTTTACCAGTCTTCTTATCTTTTTCGACAATCGTGTCGTCTGTAATATTTTGTGGCATATAATAAAACTCTTGTATTGGTTCTCTCCTATGTGTTGCTTCTTTAGCACACATATTTTCCCATGATTGAAAATACAAACCTTTTGTTGTTTCATAGTAATAATAACCTACACCATTACCATGTTCTGGTAATGCTCTTTTTGCAATCATACCAATTGCTTTAAAGGGGGATATATTTGGCATTACAAACTTATCTGCGTTACTCGTTTCTTCATAGTATAATGTTTTGCGACTATCAAGTCCTTCTTTCTCTGCTACGATTTGTTGAACTATATCAGATAGTTTACCTTCGTATGCTTTACTGACCTTTGTTCTTATGTTACGCAGGAACTCTCTGCTACAAAAATGTATCGTATATACTTGTGTTCCTTGACTTGTTTGTTGTTTATTTGATATTTTATAGACATAAAAAGGATGACCTGTTTCTTCACTTGCGTCAATAATATGTTCTACTTCTGAACTGCCTGGTGTTGATAGTTTGAAAAATAGTCTTTCTGTGCCTTGTATTGGTAAATTACTAATAAGATTTAAAGAGTCAACCATAACTAGCGTACCGTATACTGCGGTCTGATTAATGCCTTCGTATATATTTAATTCTTGCACTAATGCTTGTATGTTTACGCCACCTTCACCTAATCTACCACCTGTACCGTCATGTGATTGTAATATGATACCATTTAAATTATAATCACCTGCGAAATCTATTGTATCAGGATGCGAACTTCCCATAATTTAACTCCTAAAATTTGTCTTTTCTAATCAACCCGAAAAACTCCTCTGTAAATGCGTCAAGGTATCTTTCGTCTAGTAAATTTATTTGTCTAAGCTTATCTTGTTGTCTTTCTTCAAATTGTCTGTTTGATATAGAGGTCGCATTATCTGTATCAGAATTGACCTCTAGCATATGTGATTCATCGCTTGATGTTGTTGCACCACTTGTCTGCGCCAATTCATAATGATGAACTGCGTCTTCACTACCAGCACCATACTTGTCTGTAAGAAAATCTTCAAAATCTGGTTGTGTCATTGGCCATTCATAATATCTATCTGTTAAATTATTTGCCATCATCACAACCCAATGATATTGTGCGTCACCATAATATTTAAATGCGATATCTTCTGGTTTCTCGCCCTCTTTTACATTGTACTTATCGAATACAAATCGACTTGACGCAAGACTTGAACGCAATTTAACACGCCTCAATATGTCAGGCAATAGTTTATAAGTTTTATCGCCTTTGACATCATAGACCATCAGCGGAAATTTACTAAAATACATATTAGAATCCTTGGTTAACTCTTTCTTTAGTTAATAATTCTGTTTCTTGGAATGACAATGTCATTGTAATCTTTGTTGGTGAACCATCTTCGAATGACTTAACACCATCAGGTGAGTAGTTTACATCACAAGCAGTACATACACAGGTCGCAATCTTATTATAGTAATCGTTTTCACTTGCTTGACCGTCTGATGCTTGATACATATAATGAATATCAAACTCTGATGGTAGTGTTAAGAATCTATTAGATGCGCCTTTTAATTCAGGTGCCATATGAAATCTAAACAATGCTATAATCTTTTGTACATCATCTCTTTCATCTTCATTTTTTGGCGCAAATGTAAAGTTATATGAGAATGTTCTTAACTCCATCTGCGAAAACAATACTTCCATGTAGGGATTGTCTGCCTGACCAAATGCTTTATTGATAAGACCTCTTGTGCCCTCTGCGCCAGATATTGCTTCTGTTATTTCAGTTGCTGCTTTGATTGCTGCCTCACCTACTATTGCTTTAGCTGCATCAACTAATCCTGATGCTGCTGCTTCGTAATCTTTTTTTGCCATATTTTTTCCAACGCCAAATGCACCTGCAGCCGCTGCCCCTACGATACCTGTAGCTGCACCTTCGTATGATGCTGTTGTAGTATCTTGTACATTAGGTGGTAAATATATTGCGACTGAATCTGTAATTCTTTTTGTTGTCTTATTATAACTAGACATACCAGAACCTCGTGGTCTTTGTTCTTTTGCTAGTTTTACTGCGTCTGAATCTCCTGCAAAACCTTTTTTACCTCGTCTTTGTAGGTTCTTATGATATCTAAATCTATCAGGGTCTTTACCTTGTTCAACACTAGTGGTGTAGTTAGCGTCAGAAGGATTTGCAACGGAAACTGTTCCACCAACATCTTGACCATCTACGCCCTCATAAACATATTTTGTTCTGTCTTGAACATTAACATAAAATAATATATAATGACCAATACCACTAGTGCTTGTTAAGTTTCTTGGATATTGTATAGATGAATATTCAAATGGGTCGTGGTCTAATTTAGATACAGGACTTTCTTCGTTGATACCAATAGCACTCTTTCGTAATATAGGTGTAGTCTTACCTGTATTACCACCACCAAAGATGTTAGTCTTTAGACCGTTTAATGCATTAAATAGATTTCCCATTGTTTCCCTTAATAAATACTTGTATTAACTAATATAACTATTTATATGGATATGTCAGAAAGAAAACAAAAATACAAAGGTAAATTTACACCAGAGAATCCTAGTAAATATGCAGGAGATACTAGTAATATTATCTATCGCTCTATGTGGGAAAGAAGGTGTATGAAATACTTTGATAACAACCCAAGCATATTACAATGGGCAAGTGAAGAAGTTGTTATACCTTACTATGATACTGCTACTAAAAAGGTGCGTAGATATTTTCCTGACTTTCTCATTAAGATAAAAGATAAGAATGGTCAAGAGAAAACTCACTTGATAGAAGTTAAACCTTCTAAAGATATGAGACCACCTGTTGGCGGCAAAGGTAAAAAGAAATCTACTGTGTTATATGAAATGAAAACTTATCAAATGAATCGAGATAAATTTGCTTCTGCTCGTAAATGGTGTGATGATAGAAATATTATCTTTGATATCTGGACTGAAAAACATTTACAACAAAAAGGTTAAAATCGTCTAAAATTAGGGGGTACTGTGATATCAAGACAGCTCTAAAAACCGCCTAGCAGGCGGCTATGAGACGGCATTTCCATGTTTTTACTTGCAACAACACTTATCTTTGCAACATTCACAAGTTTTCTCAACACAACA